GGCGTACAAATGAAAAACCTAGTAGCAAATATCATAGCTATTCACAAGCTAGCTAGACCTGATGAAGTTAAGCATGGCATGACATGGTATCACCAAGCCTTGTGCGAGTGTAGCAAGATAGCAATCCGGCAAGATATACCATTGCACATAGTGGTAGGGGTAGTCGCTGCACTGTCACCTAATAATAAATGGGATAGGAATGTATCCAACGCTGAAAGCTTGATTGCTGCATACTTAACAGGCGATCATATAGAAAGCGTAAAGGTTAGCACCTATCACAAGATGAAAGAAAAGGCATGGGGTATCTTGGACATGATGCCAACCTATGGTGAAACCAAAGTACTACTTAATGGACAAAAGATTGTCTGCTTTTTTGAAAACATAATGGGCGAGAATACATGCACCATTGATGGACATGCGCGCAACATTGCATACGCTGAACGCATTGGCTTGACCGATGACAAGACAAACATAGGCAAGAAAGAATATGCTTTGCTGCAGGGTGCCTATAGACAAGCAGCGCATGACTGTGATATCAAAGCATATGAGATGCAAGCCATCACATGGGTGGCATGGCGCAGGATACATGGGATAGGATAAGGGGAAAGACAATGCAGTATGATGCACAGATTGAAACCGTATTAAACACAACGGCCTATGATGAACCAAAGGACTACTTAAGAGAATGGCTAGGGGTGTTGCCCTATTGGGTAAAGGAATTTAACTTACTGAATGGTGATGATATCGTAGCCTATATGAATGGACGCTATGGGTACGGACTACACAAGTTTGAGGGTGAAGTATTAGAAGATGGCACCTATCGTAGCGCATATGATGATGATGACGATATGCCATTCATAGGTAAGATGGCTACAGCAAGGGGTGATGTATACTTTTATCCGTATGGTATGGTGGCACTACCAACTAGTGATGGCTACTTTGTAACAAGGATGGACTGACATGGGAATGTATATAGACACGGCATATCCTGACATAACACAAGACGCTAGGCTTGCTAGTATTCTAACCAAGATGAAAGCACTAGCAGTCCAGATAGAAGATGCTGAGTGGGAAGGCATGGCATCACAGGATGTAGTAAGCATGAGGCAACAGCTATCTAACCTAAAAGCTATGCATGACGATGGCGCAACATATGAACCACTGTTTTAAGGGGTAAGACGATGAACAGACCAGATAGTAATGGAACTGTAATGGATCACCTAATCAAAAAGTATGCTGATAAAAGCGGTAAACTATATTTTAATGATGTGGAATATCATATTCTTTTGGATGTGTTTGGTATCAAATGGGCAGGTGGTTTTAGAGAAGACACGCTTGAGATATTAGAACTTGCAGAAAAGTTAGTTGATGCTTGCAAGCTTGATTTATATAACAGGGATCAAGAGGAATTAGAGGGAAACTATAATGACTAGATGCACACACATACACCTACCACCTGACAAGGGCAACGACTACATGCTGTCAGTATCACAGTCAGACGAAGATTATCTTGAGGTATGCTTGATGGTTTACATACCAACCAAGCGAGGCTATGCACTAGAGGGTAACAGGCTACAGGTCTATGACATTCACGAACTGTTTGATATAGTCTATGAAGCTATTGAGCATGGCGAGTTGTCTATCTTTATGAACTACTATGAGATAGAACTTGAGGGAACCAATGACAACACACTGTCACTAGTAGTAGACAATGACTGGCCTGTGGATAGAGCCGATGACTAAGTACATATGTAAACACTGCAACAACTCGCAGTATATCCTGCAATCCTTCAAGAGATTTGTATCTAGGCTGTACTGTAGGGTATGTAGTAATGAGATAAGGGATTGGAAAGATGACTAGCTGTCAAACATTAGTCTGTGTTTACAATCAGTTACAGATGCTTGAACCTCAAGACTATTTCATGGGTTGTGTTCTGTTGCTGTATGTGGTAGGACTAGTGGTAGCTTTAATCGTAGCAGTAAAGGGGTAATGAGTATGGTATGGGGTGATCCAGATATGAAGTTGACTGATGTTGTAACAAGTGAAGACTTCAAGTTGATGGCTGAGTATGACATGAATATGATACAGGATGAGGATGACAGGCTAATATTTCTAGCTGGTATATATCGTAGGGCAGGTGTACAGAAAAGTAATTATCCAGTGGACTTATTTAAAACATGAGAGTAACACCAGTAACCAAGGCAGTAATGCAATCAAGAAGGAGACAAAGCAATGACCGATCATATGAAAGAGTATCACAAGCGCGAGGCAGCACGAAAGAAAGCAAAGAAGGACTTGCTAAAGGCACTCAATGCAGACCAGCAGCAAGCACTAAAGGACATGAATGAGATTGTTGGGGATGTATTACAAACCTTAACTGAGTGTCAGGATGTATGGGTATCTCAGATAGGTAAGCTAGAGACTGCATACTATCGGGTAAACAATCTAGTGTGGAGTAAAGAGGATGACTAAGCGTAACACATACGATGACGCCTATGTCATGGGATATCACAATGGATATCACAAGCTATCTTACAAGAATGAGTATGATAAAGAAGATCAAGTCCAGTATCACATCAAGTTTAAGATGGGGTATACAGAGGGGAAGTTACTGCGTGTTAAAGAGGAGGCAGGGCTATGAGCATGGGGTACACTAAGTGTCCATACTGCAGCAACACAGGTGCTGAAGCCTTGTACGCAGTGGATGGGAAGGTTGAGTGCTTCTGTATTAACTGTCTAGCTGAGTGGATAGAAGAACCAGAAGCAGAAGTAACCACATCACAACAACAGTGGATGATGGCTAACTATGGAGAAGAGTAGTGCAGATATTTGTATGCTTAATGCTACTAGCTATCCTTGTTTCAGGAGTGGTAGCATACTGTACTGACAATGAGACTTTCATTGGCTTACAGTTCCTAGCAATGATGATGATGATACTAGGTGTTCCACTCTTAGCACTACTAGTATAATACTATAGGTAACAGGGGGGTCTTCTCTTGAGGTACAGTTTAGAAAATCAATTGCAACTTGAACAAGAAATGTTGACTGCTGGTATCAGTAGATTTCGTAAGGAGAAAGACAACGCTATAGCTAAGGGCAGGGAGTCAGCAACCCTACATGGCAGGGCAATGATTGCTACTGTAGTATCTGCTACTACTAATGGTGTAAAGAAACTACAGGACACACCAACAAGCAACAGAGACATAGCCTACAAGAAGCTACAGGGTATGCCACCTGAGAAGCTAGCCTATCTAACACTGGTGTCTATGGTTGATGGTATCAGTAAGTCTAATACACTGATCAATGTAGCCAAGGACGTTGGGTCTAACATTGAGATGCAAGACAGACTAGAGAGATGGATAGCTGCTGAGGGTAGTATTGCAAGGAACACAATCAAGAAGGCTAACGAGAAGGGCATCACTGCCAGACGCTTTGGTCTGACCAACAAGATGAACAAGGATGGATACAAGTATCTAGCTTGGGGTAAGGAAGAACGTATACATGTAGGGCTACGCTTGATTGACGTAGTAATACAGAACACAGGGGTAGTTAAGTTAGAGAAGCTGACCACCTCAAGACACAAGACTACTACATTCCTACGTGCTACACCTCTGACTGAGGAGTGGATCAAGGCGTTCAATGAACACAATGAGACTTTGCGTCCACGCTGGACACCCTGCATCATACCACCCAAGGATTGGACAGGCGTGTATGGTGGTGGGTATCACGCAGAGTTCTTAAATGACCTACCAATAATTAGAAGGAGATGAGTTATGAAGGAACACATGACCAAGCTGAAACAGCGAGACTTATCTCAGGAGTTTGACTGCCTTAACACACTGCAGCACACACCATGGCAAATCAATAGGCCATTGCTGGCGATTACACGCTCACTGTGGGACAGTGGACAGGAGTGGGGTGGGCTACCAGCCAGAGAGGACAGACCACTGCCTAGCTACCCCTTTAACAAGGAACCAGCAGCTATGGATGAGGCTGAGAAGCAGGAGTTTAGGAACTGGTCAAAGAAACGAGGCGAGATATACACCTTCAACAACAGGACAGTGAGTAAACGTATTCAGGTTGAGCGTACACTACAGATTGCTGAACAGTACACTACCTACGATGAGTTCTACTATGTATGGCAGAATGATTTCAGGTCACGCAAGTATGCTAGTAGTACCTTCATGTCACCTCAGTCTGCTGATTGGAGCAAGGCTCTGTTACTATTCAAGACAGGCAAGCCCATCAACAATTGGGATGACGCACGTTGGCTTTGTATCCATGGTGCTAACCTGTATGGTAACGACAAGGTAACACTAGACCAACGCGAGTCGTGGGCATGGGATAATGCAGATGAGATCAAGCGTGTAGCTGACAACCCATATGATAATGTGTGGTGGCTGGATGCTGACAAGCCCTTCCAATTCTTAGGCTGGTGTCTTGAGTTCAATGGTCTAGTAAAGCAGGGCTGGGGTTTCATGTCTCACCTACCTACGTCTGCTGATGGTAGCTGCAATGGGCTACAACATCTGTCAGCTATCCTTAGGGATGAGCGTGGGGGTAGGGCTACTAACCTTATACCTGCCACCCTGCCTCAAGATATCTACACTGAGGTAGCTGAAGAAGCAATGAAGGCAGTAGTAAGGGATGCAGAACAGGGCGAAATTTTAGCAAAAAAATTTATAGAGTTTGGTATCAACAGGTCACTGACTAAAAGACCAGTGATGATTGTACCCTACAGTGGTACTATCCATGCCTGTCGTACCTACATTGACGAAGCGATACGAGATAGAATAGAGAAGGGTGATCCAGATATCTTTGGTGATGACTTGTTCAATGCCTCAACCTATCTATCCAAGCACGTGTGGTCAGCTATCAATGGTGTCATCCAGTCAGCACGACAGGTGATGGACTACATCAAGGATGTTGGTGCTGTCTATGCTGAACACAACAGACACATGGAGTGGATCACACCCACTAACTGGCTGGTCATGCAGAACTACAACGAGGTAGATAAGAAACGTATCTGGACACACATCAATGGTAGTACAGTGCAGCTTATCTTCAACAAGGATAGAGATAATGAGGTAAGCAAGAGGCGTACTGCCTCAGGTGCTAGCCCCAACTTCATCCATTCAATGGATGCTGCAGCTATGACTAAGACTATCAACAGTTGTAGGAAGCAGGGTATCACTGACTTTGCAATGGTGCATGACAGCTATGGTACTCACAGTTCTGACATGCCAAGACTGTCGGAGATACTAAGAGAAGAGTTTGTTCGGTTATATACTGAACATGATGTGTTGACTGAGCTACGTAATCATGCTACTGTCACACTTGGAACAGATGACGTTCCACAACCACCGGCTACAGGTAACTTAGACCTGCAGAACATACTGAAATCACAGTACTTTTTTGCGTAGTTCTAAACTGTACCTATAGCCAGACTAACGATCCATAATCATAGGAGATATTATATGGATACGATTACAATTGAAGGAACCACTGCATGGTGTAACCCCTTTGAACCTAACAAAGAATACGAGAAACTTCATGGTGTTTATGATGTAGCCATTGTAGTAGAACAAGAACGAGCAGAAAAGCTATGTGAATATCTTGATGAGCTAGCACAGAAAAAGCTAGACCAAGCTATCAAGGATGCTCCTGAGAATAAGCGCAAGCAACTCGCAGAGTCCCTGTCCATAGCTAAAGCAGGTAGTCCAGCAAAAGATAAGGACGGTAATGATACTGGTGATATCCTTATTAAAGCTAAACTTAAGCCTGTTGTTCAGAAGAAGGATGGTACTTTTTTTACACAGAAGACAACAGTATTTGATGGTAAGTTAAATCCTATTGTTGATGCTGTAAAGATTGGGCGTGGTTCTCATGTAAAAATTGTAGTGGAACCTTATCCTTATGTAATGCTGAACACTAAGCAAGTGGGTGTATCACTACGCTTCTGGAAGCTGCAGCTTTTAAGCCTTGCAGAAGAGAAGGAAGATACTGGTGGTCTGGAAGCAGTGGATGGTGGTTATGTCCACAAGGCCATTACCAAAGACAACAACCAAGAAGCTCGCTTTGAAGATGATATCCCGAAAGCATCACAGGATAGTGCCGATGACGAAAGGGACTTTTGAGGCAAGGGTTATCTCAGACCTAGATGAGCGTGGCGTTCCATATGTATACGAGCCAGAGAAGCTGGCCTACCATGTGGAGCGTCACTACATCCCTGACTTAGCAGTTGGTAATATGATTGTAGAACTCAAGGGTTATCTTAGACAGGATAGCCAGCGTAAGATGAAGGCAGTAAAGGCACAGTATCCAGACTTGGATGTACGCTTTGTCTTTCAGAACGCTAGTGCTACAATACAGGGTGCTAAGAAAAGGAAGGATGGTACTAAGATGACTTGTGGTGAATGGGCAGACCGACAAGGTTTTGTCTGGGCAGAAGGAACTATACCTAAGGAGTGGCTAACATGAGTGTCATTGACATCAAAGAAGAATGGGTATCCGAAGTAGATATGAACGCTGAGTTTGATACCAATGGACTGAGTGTATCAGTCTATGTAGACCAGCATGAACTAGTAGAGCATGTGAACTACTATGACATGGCACACGAAATGCTCTCAGATGACATCAAGTATGACGATGATCTAATCTTAGAGATAGCCAAAGGACTAGAGAAAACTGCACATACCTTAAGGAATGGGTTAGGTGGAAGAGAGTAGCGAACTCATTGGGCATGAAGCCTGTTTGAAATGTGGCAGTAGTGATGCCAATGCTTTCTATACTGATGGTCATCACTACTGTTTCTCTTGCAACACTTACACTCCACCAGAAGGAGAGGACATGCAGAACGTGGTACGTATCACAGACTACAATGATACCTTCCTTAGACCAGAGC